GTGCCATGTACGCAGTGTCAGCGCATGATGCTCACATGGACCGAGCGCCGGCGCGGGACGTGCAAAGCGTGCCGGGCAGACAAACGCTGCGCGTGCGGGTCCGTGCTGCTACAGAGCGATATGTGCTACGCCCGCTGTGCTCTATGCCGCAAGACAACGCGCGCTGAACGTAAGGAGATCCGCTGGTGCGGCTGTGGCGGCCAGATTGAACAGAAGCGCAGGTATGCGAAGATGTGCGCAAAGTGCGCAACGAAGGCGCGCACGGAGGCCGCGCGCAAAGGGGCCGCAACCATGCGGACGATGTTGGGCAACAGCCGCCCAATGGCAACGCACGCCGGTCAGGTGCCGATGAATACGGGCGAGTATCGTCCGCCGATGACGCGGGCGGAAGCGCTGGCGCAGGATCGGGTGAACGATGACCCGGCGCGGTCGGCTTGGATTGATGCGGTTTGCGCGCGGCGGGCGGGGGTGCGGGGATGAGCGGATACCGGGCGTTTCTCGACGGCAAGCACGTGCAGCCGCAACCATCCGGAATTTCCGGAGAGTTCGACTTGAACGGCAAGCTATTCGGCTTCCAGCGGCAAAGCATCACGCGGGCGCTGAACGCTGGCAAGTTCGCACTATTTACTGAGTGCGGTAGCGGCAAGACCGCCATGCAATCGGAATGGGCCCGGCAGGTCTGCCAACACACGAGCGGCGATGCGCTGATATTGGCACCGCTGGCCGTGACGGCTCAAACTGTAGCCGAGGGCGCTAAGTTTGGCATCGAGATAACGCAGTGCCGCAGCCAGAAGGACGTGCGGCCCGGCGTGAATGTCGCCAACTACGACATGCTGAAGCACTTCGACGCGGGCCACTTCGACGCGATTGTCTTAGACGAGTCGAGCATCCTAAAAAACTTTACCGGGGCAACGCGGCGGCTGCTACAGGATTCTTTCGCTAGCACGCCCTATAAGCTCTGTTGCTCGGCTACCCCGTCTCCTAATGACCACATGGAGCTCGGGAACCACTCTGAGTTCCTGGACATCATGAGTGGCGGGCAGATGCTTATGCGGTGGTTTCTAAACGACACGATGAAGGCGGGCGGCTACCGGCTCAAGGGACACGCTGAGGCGGACTACTGGCGCTGGGTAGCGTCGTGGTCGGTGTGCATGGAAAAGCCGTCAGACCTTGGCTTTTCTGATGACGGGTGGGTGATGCCAGCGCTCAACATTCACGAGGAGATTGTTGCTGTCGATCAATCCATCAACGCCAACGGCCAACTGTTCCGGGTGGCGGACGTATCGGCGACGGGACTGCATCGGGAGATGCGACTGACGGCGCCGGCGAGGGCAGCGCGCGTTGCCGAGATCATCGGCGACTCGAAGGAGCCGTGGTGTATCTGGTGCAATACCAACTACGAGGCCGACGAACTGATGCGCGTGATCGACGGAGCCATCGAAGTACGCGGCGATGAGCGCACGGAGGCGAAGGAGGAAAAGCTGCTTGGGTTCACCAACGGCGCGTTCCAGCGTATCGTCACAAAGCCATCCATCGCTGGTTTCGGCATGAACTGGCAGCACTGCAATAAGCACATCTTTTGCGGGCTGTCCTACTCCTACGAACAGTTCTACCAGGCCGTGCGCCGGTCTTGGCGGTTCGGGCAAACGCGGCCGGTTGACGCCTACATGGTCATCGCGGAGACGGAAGGCCCCGTCCTCAAAACGATCCGCGAAAAGCAAAAGAAGCACGAAGAAATGAAAGCGGCCATGGTTCACGCGATGGCGGCAATTCAAAACGGTACAGGGCGGCGTCAGCTTGCATCAGCCGTCGGCACAAAGCAAATGAATCTTCCGAGGTGGATCTAATGAACGTGATTTTAGACGAGCGGCACGGCCGCAACTGGGCGCTCTACAACGGGGACTGCTGCGAAGTCATCAAGGGTATCCCCGACGAGTCGGTAGACCTGACGGTGTTTTCGCCGCCGTTTTCCAGCCTGTACACGTACTCTGATTCCGAGGCCGATATGGGGAACTGCGCGAGTGATGAGGAGTTCTTCGCGCACTTCGGATTCCTCGCGCCGGAACTGCTTCGCGTGACGACAACGGGGCGGCTGTGCGTGATGCACGTCAAAGACCTGCCGACGTATCGCAATAGCGACGGGGCCAGCGGCCTGCGGGACTTTCCCGGTCAGTGCATCGCCGCCATGGAGCGGGCTGGTTGGACGTTTCATAGCCGTGTCACCGTTTGGAAGTGCCCGGTGACGGAGCGGGAGCGGACCAATAACAACGGGCTCCTGCATAAGACCGTCATGCGTGATTCTTCGCAGATCCGGCAGGGAATGGCGGACTACGTGCTGGCGTTCCGCAAGACACCGCCCGGCGACAATCTCAGCACGAAGCCGATCGAGCGGCCGAATGGGTTCGAGCGGTACATTGGCGACGCCGCGCAAGATCCGCGCGAAACTGACCAACACCCGTCAAAGTACGCCCGCAAAGGCCGCGACGGGCGGACAAGCGTGGAGATTTGGCGGCGGTATGCGGAGCCGGTTTGGTGGGACATCGACCAGACGGACGTGCTGAACTTCCGCATTGCCCGCGACGAAAAGGATGAGAAGCACATCTGCCCGCTGCAGCTCGGGTTGATTCGGCGGTGTTTAGAGCTGTGGTCGTCGCCGGGGGACGTCGTGTTATCGCCGTTTGCTGGCGTCGGCTCAGAGGGGTTTGTTGCGCTGGACGAGGGCCGCAAGTTCATTGGGATTGAGCTGAAGCCGGGTTACTTTTCGACGGCTGTAAAGCACCTGGAAAGCGCGGAGGCGTATGCCGGTGCTCAGGGAGGGCTATTCGATGCCATTGACTGACAACCCCATCGCCACCGCCCAGCGCGAACAGCGGGAAGCGGCGGCGCGGTACATCGCGGACGGGCACCCACTGGCCGAGTTGGGCATGGGCGACTGGTTTGCTGAGGAGTTTCTACTCACGCAGGAGGGCCAATCATGACCCGCCCCTGGACCCTAGTAGAATCACGCCTGATCGCAAAGCGGGTAATGGAGTGGCAGGTGTTTGAGTTCAACGGGCGGCTCTGGCTTACCGACCCAACCCAGCGGCCTACGTGGCTGTGGGATTGCGCTATCCCCGACTGGCCGCACGATCCGGCAGCCGCCGCGATGGCGTTGGCGGCTTGGGTAAGCGAAGGCGGGCGCCGCTACGATGGCGGCTACGACATGATGGCGCGGCGCTACACGATAGTCCTTTATCACCAGAGTGACGGGCGCTATCCGGTGGAGGGCGTTGGTAAAACGTGGTCCGAGGCCGTGATGCTGGCGGTGTTGGCGGCGGTGGAGGTATGAGGGATTTCCACCAATACGCCGATGAGCCACGGAAGCCATATTTGCCAAATTCCATGCGGCGACTTGGGCACAAGGCAGATGGCGCTATTGCGGTGAGGCAGCGGAGCCATGTGCAGGCTGATTGGACATGGGAGGAGGTCTTCATGCAGGACGATGAGGCCAGAAAAACCATTCGATATCCACGTGGTGAGAGGCCATGAGGCGTGCCGGGCGCATCGACGCCAATCAAAACGCCGTCGTCGCCTATCTGCGCGGCCTGGGCATGTCCGTCTGCATCCTCTCGCCTATGGGCAAGGGCATTCCCGACCTGCTCGTAGGCTGGCGCGGGCTGAACGTACTGCTGGAGCTGAAGGACGGTAGCAAACCGCCATCGGCGCAGGAGCTCACCTGCGACGAGCGCGATTGGCACGCAAAATGGGCCGGGCAACTCGCCACGGTCAATTCTGCCGAGGACGCCGCGCGGGTGGTGATTGCGGAGTGGGAGCGGTTGCGGCCATGACCATCCTCGAACAACTCAAACGCGCCGGTGCCGTGCTGGTGCGCCAGAAGAATCATCAGGTGTGGCGGCTACCGAACGGGCGGCGCTACGTGATAGCGAAGACGCCTAGCGATGGGCGGGCGGGCAGGAATCAGGCGGCCGTGCTCAAGCGGCTGATGCGGGCGAAGGAGACGGAAAGAGGGAGCTAATGACACGATTTGAGAAAATGGCGGTGGAAATCACCAAGGGTGTAGCCGTCGATAAGCAGACGGCGCTGGCGATGGGTGGCGGGCAAGCGTATGCGCCGCCACAGGCCAGCGACCAGCCGACCTACTACGCGCCACCGCCGCTGCGGACGGTGCCAGCTGATCCAAACTTGGAAGATTTAACCGGGCGGCGCTTTGGGCGCCTACTTGTTTTAGGGCTGGCGGCCATTGGATTTGACGGCAAAAAAACGCGGTGGGCGTGCCGCTGTACATGCGGCAAGTATTCTACCCATCGAGGCCCTGCTCTTACCGCTGGCCATGAGGAACGGTGCCACGATTGCTCTATCAAGCGCATGGCAACTGATGGGATCGGCGGGCGCTGCGTTGCGTGCGGCGGGTTGGCGCGATGTATGCCCTACTGCGGCAAGTGTGGGAAGGCGCTTGGGCGGGAGGCTCCTAGCGTTATGCAGGTTGAGCTGAAAGGAGGCAAATAATGCCACGCGCCCGTAACATCAAGCCCGGCTTCTTCGAGTCCGACGACCCGGCAAAAGTCGGCTATCCGCAGCGCCTCCTGTGGATCGCCATGTGGACGCTGGCGGACAAGGAAGGCCGCCTGGAGTGCCGCCCGACGCGGCTCAAAAAGTACGCCTTTGGCTTCGATCCGGCGACAGTGGAAGACGTCGCGCAGTGGGTTCACGACCTCCACGACGCCGGGCTGATCGTCCTTTATCCTGTCGGTTCGGTCGAGGTGATCCAGTGCGTCAACTTCCTGAAACACCAGCGGCCGCATTATAAGGACCCGGAAAGCGAGTTTCCGCCGCCATCAGGCCAAATCAATGATAGGCCAATGATAGAGCAAAATCCCAGGATTCCCCAGGAATTGCCTCTATCATACGTCAATGATAGGCCGATTCCCCAGGATTCCCCAGGATTCCCCAGGATTCCCCAGGATTTGGGCCTATCATCGACCGATGATAAGCCGATCATAGACGATTTCCCCAAAGTTCCCCAGGATTTGCCTCTATCATTGGCCGATCATAGACGATTTCCCCAAAGTTCCCCAGGATTTGCCTCTATCATAGGGGGGTCTCCCGGTATGAATGTGGAATGTAGAATGTTGAATGTGGAAGGGGGAAGGGGGAATGGCGCGCTGACGCCCGCCCCGCCCCCGCCGCAGCAGCTCCGCATCGATGACAGCGGACCGGAACCGGACGAGCTTTTCCAGACAGCGGCGAAGTTTGCATGTGAGCAACTGCCAGCCGGCGGCGATGTCGGCTTGACCGCGGCGGCCATGCGCTCGGAGTTCCAGAAGTCGGCCAGCTTCGAGGGTAACCCGGCAGGGTTTTGCCTGAGCTTCACAGCCAGCGTGCGCAAGTGGCGGGCGGCATATGACGCCAACCCGGATCTGCGGACGAAGCAGGCGCAATGGTGGACCCGCGACGGCACGTACTCGCAAGCCCCGCCAGCACCACGGGCGCCGCGAAGGTTTGGGCCGGTGGACTTGAAGGCCGGGCTGCAGGTGGACGATGAGCTGTAACCGCGGAACGGCCACTGCCCAGCTAAAACGCATGTCGAGCCTACAGGGATTTGGCTTTATGACGCCTGAGGCGTTCACCGATCTCATCGACGTGCTTTGCAGCCACTCCGACGACGCCACGCACGCAAAGGTGGCGGTGGATCTCATACTGGCCCGCAAATCGCTTCCAACGGGGCCGCAAGACATCGCGGACGCGCTGAACGAGGCGAAGCATGGGCAGCCGGTAAACGAGGCACCTCGGGCAAATACGGGAGGGTGTGGGCGGGTGATCGAAGGGCTGACGTATTGGGACTACGATCCCAACTCGCGCGGGCTTGAAAAGATCCACCATCCGGCACGATGCGCAGGTGGAGAAATCCGCGTCACGAAGTGGGTACGCGTTCAGGGCATGGTGGACGAGCA